ATAATACGATTATGCTATATAGGGATAATTCAATTGAGCAGGAGGCAAATACTGGCAAAGATAAGATGTAACGTCTCTTCCTACTACCTCTTTATGAGGTGGTAGGGAGCCTTTATTTTTTTTTTTGAAACCTACTTACTACTGCTTCCCTTAGGATGATTAAATTACTTACTACTGCTTTTTATGGGATAGCTTAATTATCATTTATTTTCACTGTGGAAAAGGCAATAAAAGGAAACCCCATATCCCCTTTACCAATACTAGACAGACCCATCACTATGTGTGATGTTTTCACCAGCAAAAGCCTAAAAGCAAACCCCACGAAAGCAAAAGGCGGAAAAGCATGTTGGCGTCTAGAGTTGGTAAAACAGCAAAAATTTTCTTTTAATAAAAAAGAATACAACAGGCGTCTTTTCGAGATCTTTAAGCTTGTGGCACCTGTTGTATCCTGGTTGTGATCTACCTAAGAGGGAAGGCTTAGGTACAGCACTAGGAGTCCCCAAATATCTTTTCGTTTGATCAGCTTTTGCAAGCTATCTTCGGAACTCGATAAAGGGTTAAAATAACTGTGAATATCAAGCGGGAAGTGCTATCCGTAAAGCACTGAGTTGAATTAACCCTATATGATGGTATAAAGGATTTCCCTAGGCTATAAAAAGCCAGTCTTCGTGACAAGGAGGTGTAACCATCCGGATTGATAAGAAGGAGTTAATATGAATGAATCTTCAAAGACATTAAAAGCTCTTGGAAGGAAAGTTCGCGGTACCCATATGGAATTACCGGCTTCTGTGGCCCGTCTAAGCGAACTAGGATTTGACCCTATGGCGAACATGGTAGATTTATACCATAGGCTAGACAATGAAGATAAGTTTTGGCGTGACATTAGGGGTAAGAATAAGATAACATTGATAGAAGGGATCCCCACAGGTTTACAAAAGAAAACTGTAAAGTATTCATCACTGGCGCATATGTCGGTTTTGACCAACATGGTTAACATTAATAATGACCTTATGCGCTATGCTTATGCAAGAGTCCCAGAACCACGCGAAGACTCCTATCCAAAAGACACCGGCGGGTTAACCCTCATACTAGCTGATGAAGATGAGGATAATATAATCGAAGGAGAGTTTATAGATGCCGACTATTAGGTTACACAGAGGGCAAAGTAGAGTGTACCGTGCCTTATTTGTAGACAGGCTATACAGGCATGTTGCTGCTGTATGCTCTAGAGGTTGGGGTAAGACGTATCTTGCGGGATTAGCCGCAAGCACAGCCGTGCATGAACTCTTAGAGATGCCTGAAATTGTACCTAATAAAAATGTACATATTATCGGTCCTACATTCGACCAAATGTTAGACATCTATTGGCCTATTCTAGCGTATGACTTCGGTTATCTCAGGTACGGCAATAAAAATACAGGCAAGTTTGATTTCGGCAATGGTGTGACACTCCGGTTGGTATCATATGAGGCTATCGAAAGAATGCGCGGCAAGGGTTCCTACTTCGTGGTAAATGATGAAGTGTCTTCATGGCGTAAGGGGTTAGGGTTTCAAAAGGCTTGGGAAGATATTATCGAACCATGTATAACCACACGTTGGTCCCCTAAGAGAGCTAGAGAGTTTGGCTTAGACACTTGCGGCAGGTCTTTGACGATCAGTACATCAAATGGTTATAATTATCTGTATGATATGTATAACTTCGCCGAGATTGACCCTGATTGGGGTGCTTATAGGTTCGATTATCGTAGCTCCCCTCTGTTAGATCCTAATGAAATCGAAAAGATTAAGCATCGCATAGATCCTCTAACCTTTGCAAGAGAATATCTGTCATCGTTTAAAGAATCTGGTGCCAATGTGTTCTATTGCTTTGACCGTAAGCTTCACGTTGATGATGGCCTACATTACTTTGATGATCATGAAGACATTCATGTTGGTATTGACTTTAATGTAGGCTTGCAATGTACTGGCTTCTTTGCATTGCGTGGCAAACAAATGCATTGGTTAGATGAATGCAAAGGAATGCCCAATACGGAAGAGCTGGCTAATTACATAGTGGCCAAGTTCCCCGGGCGTAGTATCATAGCTTTTCCTGACCCAACAGGAAACAGCAGAAAGACATCAGCGCCAGTGGGTGTCACAGATTTCCGTATACTTAAAAGCAAGGGTATCAGAGTATGTGCTAGAAGTAATAGCCCAGGGATTACCGACTCAGTGGCCGCTGTAAACAGTAAGCTTAAGACTGCTGCCGGAGATATCGGGATGCTATTTCATCCAAGATGCAAGGGTATCATTCGCTCCATGGAACGTACAGTGTGGGTAGAAGGTAACCCCAATTTAGCTGTGATTGATAAAAGCAAAGGTGAAGAACATTTCTCTGACCTAGTCAGATATCCTACTGAGTACCTTTTCTCTTTAGCGAAAAGCGTCAGCACTGTGTCAAAACAAACAGATAATTTTTAAGGAGTCCTTATGGCACGTTCGAATATTACAAATATTAAGCAAGAGTTTAATGTAGACAGGGGCTCCGCTATGATCTCTATCGTAAGAGGTGAGCAATTAGAAATCCCCATTGTGCTAGACTTCGTGGAGATTGCAGCTAGTTCCGGATATATATTTGAAGCCGTAGTCATCGAAGCCGCGAATACTAAACCAGGAGAAATTCCTGAAGAAGAAAACCCCAATGGCATTGAGACAGCAGTTAATGTGAGAATCCCTTCAAATATGGGCCAATGGGTCTCTGGGTTAGCAGTTAATTTTGGTGATTTTGTAAGCGAAGGTGGTCGCTACTATACACCCAAACGGACCACAACGGCGGCAGATACCGTCAGTCCCTCTACAGACTTTAATTTGTGGTCAGAACTTGACCCGCGTACTGTTTACCTACAGATACCTTCAACCTTGTCTGTAAATCCTCTGTGGGAGGTATTACCTAAGGTAAACAAGCCTGTTTATGGCTTTTTTGAACTTACAGGCGTGCAGAGTGCGCAGTATGGTGTCGTGGGCTTCTCTAAGCTTACTAAGCCGGTGAGAGGTCTTATAGAGATAAGATTTAGTCCGTCCATGTTGAGGGTGCCGGTATGAACCCTGTAAAGTATAACGTGGAGGTTTATCAAAACGCAGTTTTCAGGTTCACAATAAAATCCTTTGATGACAGCGGAGGTAACCCAATCGATATCTCCGCGTATGCTGGCGTATTTAGTGTTAGAAGGAGCATGAATTCTGAAAGTCTTATATTTGAATTAGAATCAGGCGTAGCTGCTCCCGGGGTTAGTTCGCTTGTTTTTTCGGCAACAGAGCCTGTAATTTCAGTCATAGTTAGTGCGATTGATACTGCCGGGTTACCTACTAATAATATGGAGGCAAATTGGATCTACGAATTAGTCATTTGGGATCCTAATGATAAGCCTAATACGTCAATCAGACTGGTTGAGGGCATCTTTAATGTGAAGCCCAGTATTACAAGAGGTGCTTCGATGTGACGATTATCTCTGAAAACAGCAATGAATTGACTGTAGAGATTAATCAAAACACGGTTGAGATCTCTAATGAGAGTTCTGAGCTAACAGTTAATGTATTGACACCAGATCTCAACATTACTGTAGACGTAGCAACTTTATCTGTTATCGATATAGTTCATAGCCTAGCGATAGTTTCACCATCCACTATTATCAATCAATACTTCAACGGTGTTGGTGTAGTTTCGGATGAAAGTACTATTGAGGGCAATGGCACAGAATTGTATCCTCTGAAGGTTAACCAAGAGTTAGCTACTAGAGCTTTAAATTCTTTTCAAGTAGCAACTTTGTTTAGTGAAATTTCTACACAATTAGAGCGAGAGAGCGCTCAACAAAACCTAGGCCTTCATATTATTGATGGCGGAACTTTCGAATACTGAGGTATAAGACATGGCTCAAAAACTTAGATTAAGACGTGGTGTATTCGGCTCCTTACCCACTACTGGCTTAGAAATCGGCGAGCCCTTGTGGACAACCGATCGTAATACGTTACATGTGGCTGACACTGCGACCACACATAAGCCCGCCACACCTGCTATGGATAGTCTTGTAGCGTTAACCACTGTAGATGGTGCGAATGATCTTTTGCTCATTCACGATGCTAGTCAAGCAACTGGTCAAAAAGAAAAGAAGATTACGTTTGCCAATCTTAAAACCGCGTTAAATATCCCTGATGCATCTACTGACCAGTTAGTAGCTGTGGCTGACGGTGGTACTGCCGGTTATCTTTTTAATACCAATGGTTCTGATGGTGTATTACGTGCGGGGGCTTCATTAAGTTATATAAATACTACTAACGCCTATGTGACCTTTGATGTAGCTGATAACGGTATCACCGGTGTAAAGATTGTAGATAGTGCTGTTGTAGCAAATAAAATTGCTAGTAGTGCAGTCACTGAGGCTAAGATTGCGGGCGGCGCCGTTACTGAAGCTAAGATTGGGACTGGTGCGGTAACCAATGCTAAGTTGGCAGCAACGGCTTTAAATTTGGGTTCTGTTTTTAGTAACAACGGTATTACTACTGCGCTTACGATTGCAAATAGCGGCATTACAAATGCCATGCTAGCTGCGGCTGCTCTCAATCTCAATGCCATCACATTTTCAGGAAACGGTATCACGACTGAACTTGATATTGCAGTCATTGATGGTGGAACTTTCTAATGGCTACTATACAAGTAAAGCGTGGTACACGTGCACAATTAAATTCTGCTGCTTCTATTGGTTGGTTGAAGTTGGGTGAGCTTTACTTAATCACGGATGAAAACGTTCTATCTGTTGGGACCAGCACTACTACGTATGAAGATGTTGGCCCTGGCGGTGAAAGCCTAAGTGCATCAGCGCCAGAACTCATCACAGGCCTGTGGACGTTCAATACGGACCTTCGATGTAACGGGCTATTCAGGGTCTATGAGAGCGCTCTCTCCAGTAGTCGTGTAGATATTGATGCCGGTGTTGGATCTCCAGGAGTATTTACTGGAGGTAGTAATGCAATGAGCTTCCAGGTTGCAGCTTTCAACCACGCCAATTCGACAGTATACTTAGGCGGCTATGCGGGAGCTACCATAGCCACGCTCAACGGTGATATCGAACTATCACCTGCTGGCGGTGTAGCAAAAGTTTTTTCTGACAGGATCTTGACGGTTGCTGATGAAGGACCAGGTAATGGACTCGATGCAGATACATTAGATGGTATTCAGGCCAGTGAATTCATGCCGGCTACAGCAAGTGTTACCAACGTGGGTTCAACAAGTGGTACTACTGCAGTTGGTACTACAGATACTGGAAAAATCTTCTATGCAACACCCGCCCTTGGTTCCACCAGAACATTTCGCTTAGACGCTTCGAGTGTAGGCACACAAGTAGCAGTAGCACGTAATAGTACGGGTACCGTGGAATTCTCTCAAGGGACAAATCAGACAATTATCAGTTCCCAAGGTGAGCATCCTGCTATTAAAACTAACAAGACAATGGCTACTGCAGCTTGTCTGGCCGCAAATGTCTGGATGGTTACAGGAGATCTAACCACATGATGCTTATGATGCATGGTAGTCCTAGCGGTGTTCCTGCAGTCGAAGTTATACAAGGCGCTAGTGGGCTTAGATCTTTGACATCTCTTTTTACAAAGACGGCTACTGTAACGTTCTCAGCAGCCCCTAGTGCAGGTGAGGTTCTACTATTTCTGTACTATAGATCTCATCAGAATTCGCTAGCATCTGAAACACCGCCTGCAGGTTTGACTACACACTTGACCAGCAACATGTCCAATGTGTACAATTATCCGTATTGTACAGGTCGCATCTATTCCAAACTTGCGGGGAATTATGAGCCCTCTAGTTACACTTTCTCGTATAACTCTACCGGTAATGGCTTAATGTATATAAGAGGCTATAGATTAGCTAATGCCAATCGTGTTGGTATAATTGCAGGCAGCCGTACACAACAATCTGTAAACTCTCAGGTAGTACCTGCTGCTACCCTTAATGCACCTGCTGGTTCCGCCAGCTTCTTGTATCATTCTAAGCGTAATACCAACGCTCCTAGCGTAAACAATGGCTTCGATTCGCAAGTGGCGATGTGGTCGTGGTATTTAAATGCTTGGCATCAACTTCATGGGACAGCTAACGCAAGTCTAGATGCTACAGTCTCCTGGGCTACGGCCACGCTTGCTTCCGGAATGATGGTCGTTGTACCCGCAAAGGCTGAAGGGAAATAACATGGCAGATTTACCAATAAAATTAAAAGTCGGATACAAAACCTACACGGTACGAGAACTGTCAGAGTCAGAATCTGAACTGTCTGGAAACCTTGGATATGTAAATAATAACAAAAATGTGATTGGTATTTACAGAAGTGGAACTTCAGATGAACTTAACACACTGCTGCATGAGATCCTACATGCTTGTGTTAGTGTCGGGTGTTTACCTTTGAAGAGAGAAGAATTAGTAGTATCTGTGCTAGCTAACCAACTAGTCGATGTGTTCATTTCTAACCCTGACTTGATACACTATATCAAGGCAAAGATCTTGGAGGATGCGAGTGATCAAACTATTTTCTAATACAACTGTGAATGGATCATCAGCGGAAGTAGCCATAAATGTTCCTAGTTTACCAGCTGAATTGCTTCTATACTCTGACGGTCTCGGGGGCGCCACTGTCACCTTCAAGATCCGGCGAGGAGATAGCAGAGAGCTTGTTGTAGCTATCCATGCTGAAGATACTAAAGAAATTGTTCAATTGACAGGTACTGTTAGTCTCAGTTCAAGGACGGTAATATACATTTCGGCTGAGATCACCGGGGTCACTGTCGCTACAAATGCGGAAGTAGGGGTCATGTAATGATTTCTAGAAGTCTCAGCCGATCTATTGTAGATGATCCTACTAGAAGTTTAAATGTAATGCGTAAGGGGTCGCCAAACGTTTCTGGTGGCAATATTCTTAGTATTGGTTCACCGTACAACGGAGGCTATATAGGCGGTTACATAAGTCACACTGCTAATGGTGTGCCTACTCATGTACTAATCATATCTCCGTTGGCCGCACAGTCACCGGCTATGCAACAAGTCGTTGCAACTGCAGGCGTATCAGTGAGCACGTTTGATGGAGCACTTAATCATGCTGAAACTCTAGCGGATAGCATCCCGCAGCCGCAAGCGCTTTGGGTTCAAGAAAATTTGAATAATATAGCGTACGGCGGTTATTCAGACTGGTACGTTCCCTCTCGGAATGAGTTGGATATTTTGTTTTGGAACTTGAAACCGTCAACACTTTCCAATAATAATACGGGCTGGTTTCCTAATGAACATTCAATTCCTGCAAGGCCTGACACATCACGCTCTGAAACTATCCCTGGTCAAACTGACGTGCTTATTTTCCGTATGCCAGACGGTGCGGAGGCGCTGAATCAGAATTCATACTGGTCTTCGAGTAGAAGTTCAACAGGTGATTATACTTATTCACAGAACCTTAATGTAAACTTCGTAGCAATGCGGCAATCCCTCAATACGTCTCTAACTCAAATTTTATATGTCCGCCCTATGAGAAGAGAAGCGTTACCTTGAGGATCTGCTTAGAGCATTGAAAGCGTTTTGGCTTTAGAAAAGGAAATTAGAGTGAATAGAGAAAAATTGATGGATATCGTGAATTAAATTTTGAAGGCAAGGCCGACAGGTCTGGTATATGCTTAGAGGTTATTTAGACAGACTTACAGTACATGCTATTAAAGGCGGTCAATTCTGTGTGAAGTCTGATATCGAGATTTAGACTATAGGAACAGCTTCCATTGCTGGTGGTACTTTTAATGTCAATCTGTTTGACGGTTCAGAAACTTCAACCAGAGCTTTAGAAAAGCTCGCTTAGGAGCATGTATGATCGAAGAATTTAAAATGGACAAACCTTCCTGGAAGCTTAGGAGACTTACTATTTTCGGTCTTTTAATCTTCGCAGGATTAACTGTCATGTATGTTATACTGTTTGGAGACCCTGATAGTAATCTCCACAGTACTGCTTTAGTATGGGGTTACGGTACTGCTGTAGCTACTGTATTCACTTATGCTGGATGGGCTACTATAGAAGACATCAGCTTGGCTAAACTTTTTAGGTGATCTCATGGAAATGATCTTAGGTCTATTAAGCAAGGAATTGCTAGTCGCGCTAGGTGTTTTGATTACAGGCGTTCTAGCGATCCTTGGTGTAAAACTTAAAGTTAACTCTGCTGAAAAACGTGGAGAAAAAAAGGGGGCTGTCATCGAGCGTACTCGAATTGAACAGGAAACAAACGAGCAAATCAAAAGAATTGAGGACCAAGCTGATGAGATTGAAAAGCGTGTCGCTGATAGTACTAATAGTCTTGAGTCTCTGCGTGACAGGTTGCGCAAGTCCTCCACAGACTATCGTAATAAGTAGAGAATGCCTATGGGTGGAGAAATTCGAATGGCGGATGGAACAAGTAGATCCACTAATGGAATGTTGTCTGGAATTAACGAAAGCGCTTTTGACGCACAACGAGAGGATGAAGATGCTATGTCCATGACTCAAGAAGAGCGCCTAGCGCGTCTTGAAGGACGTGTAGAGAGCATCTCGATTACACATAACAACTTAGAATTAGTGCTTAGTGAAATAAGACAAGAATTGAAGATAATTCACCAGCATGCTGTAAGAATAGACTTCTTAGAAAAACGTGACGGTGAAACTCGAGAATTGCTGCGTAATGAAACTATGACGCGTATTACTGATCATGCAATAGTATGTGAAAAGATTAGTGTTATAGAGCCAGGAGCGGCGCTTAACAGCCACTCACGCTTGATGCTTGAAAAGCTGGTCTCGGGCTTTGTTATGCTATTGTTCGGAGCACTTATGGGCTGGGTATTTGGAGGTAGAATCGATGTGGGATAAGGTGAAATACTTCAAAAGAGACGATTTTAACCCTACTTCAACGGTAGAGCCTGATGAGGATCTCGTGAGAAGACTGGACAATGCAAGGGCGCTTGCCACATCAATGGCAGGTGTTGATGTTCCCTTTGTGATAACCAGTGCGATACGTCCTCTTAATCCCAATTTGAAGAAAGGTCAACGAGGAAGTTCGCATGCCACGGGACATGCTGTTGATATTCGTGTTAAAAATAATAGAGATCGCTTTTACATGCTTAGCGCACTAACCATGTGTGGTTTTACTCGAGTGGGTATTTACAATAAGCACATCCATGTGGATAATTCGCCAGTACACGACCAAGAAGTCTGTTGGACTGGCATCTCTAAATAACAAAAGGAATCCTAAAATGAGCAAGAACGCAAGTAGCACCCCAGCGGCTCCGAGTGTAGCCCCGGAAAAACCCATGGCGGAACCCAAGGATCCGGCAGAAACGCCCAAGGCGATCGCCTCTGCTACCAACCTGACGGAGCTTGCGCCAGCTCCTGCAGCGTCCACACCTGGCGATAGGGTCCCTAGTGCTTGGACCATCTTACCAATGGCTGGCGGTTCTGAGATTGAAGCTAGAAACAACCTCACCGGCAGAGTTTACAAAGGATCTATCAAGGGTCTGAATGACATCCTGAGAGGCTAGTCATGACCGTAATAAACGCTGTTGACGCTACAAAGCGTGTAGAAGACCCTAATGCTGAGTATGATTCGTTACGTAGAGTTTGGCGGCGTAATCGCGCTATCTGTGGAGGAGAGCAGACAGCTAAGAATCATGATGTAGTGTTGGATGCTATCTTTTGGACAAACTTACTTATACCCTTTTCTACTTCAATGTCACCCGCTCAATATGCAATATACCGTTCTGAAGCCGAGCTTCCTGGTATTGTTGCAGAATTCATTAAGATGATGGTAGGCGGCCTACTTAGAAAAGGGCCCAGCCTTAGTATACCTAAGGTAAATAATGAAGATACCTTGAATTGGATCCTGAATGAATTTGCAGAAGATGGCACGCCATTAGCCTCTTTCTTGGATGATGCTTTAGATGAAGAGTTTCAAACAAGTAGAGCTTGGGTATATCTAGATCTTCCTGTAGTAACTGATGAAGATGCTGAAGTTGATATTAAGCCTTATCCTATTTTATACCGTGCAGAATCCATTATAAATTGGAGAACAGGCAAGGCTGCAGATGGATCTAGAATTCTTACAATGATTGTCATCAAGGGATTCGTGGAAGATTTTTCCAAAAGTGAATTTCATCCAGAATACATAGAAACTGTATGGGTTCATGATCTTGATCAAAATGGTGAATACAGGATTCGCACATATCAGGAGTCGTCGACTTCTCAGGAAAAGCTTGTAGAAGGCGGTAAAACAAAACCTCCTAGAGAAACCAAGGCTAGGAATTTTGAATTAAAGTCTATAAATGAAAACTACTTGGTGAATGGTGAGCGTCTCGATTATATCCCAGCTTGGCCTCTAAATGGTTTCATAAACCCTATTAATCCTGCTATTTCTGTACTTGTAGATAAAGAGATTGCTTTGTACAACAAACTTAGTAGAAGGAACCATTTGCTATACGGAGCATCGACATACACGCCTGTCGTTCACAGCGACATGGGCGAGGTTGAATTCGATAAGATTGTAAACAGAGGCTTGGGGTCTTGGTTATTAGTTGGAAAAGATGACAAAGTTGACACTTTAAAGACTCCTACCGAATCCTTAGCAGACATGGAAAATACGATTAGATCTAGTATAGAAGAAATTGCTAAGCTGGGTATCCGTATGTTAACTCCTGAAAATAATCAATCTGGAGTAGCTTTAGAGATTCGCAGCGCAGTACAGAACGCTAAGATTGGCGCGCTTAATCTTAGAGTTAGTAACACGATGCGTCAGATAATTGCCACAATGATCAATTGGAAAGATAAGTCAGACTTAAAGCCTAGTGACGTTCATTTCACACTTTCAGGGGACTTTAACCCAACGCCTCTAGGTGCTGATTGGCTACGGCTTGCTACTGAGTGGTATGAAAATAGAAAGATACCTCGAAGTGTATGGCTGGATATTGCTAAAGAGAATGACCTGATAAAAGGCGATTATGACGATAAGGAAGGTATGCAGGAGATCTTAAGAGACAGGCTTACGGCACCAAATGTGTCCGAAGCGGATTTCGCAGACGAACTTTAAGGAATAACCATGACTAACCTAAACACTGAGCTCTATGACAGTGCGGTCGATAGAGCAGCAATGATTAAGCTATACGAAAAACGTATTAGTAACAAAGTGTCGGTAGTCCTTGATGGTCATAAAGTATCAGTTGCAAAGCTTATCGAAGAGGCAAATTCTTCTGATGCTGGTCTCAAGAAACTAAGAAGAGCTGTGGACATTCAGCTCAGAAAAACATATGACGCTACACATAAGATTGCTCGTAGAAGTCTTCTAGATTTAGCTAGCAATCAAATATCATTCACTTATCAAAATATTGAAAGTAAGGTGGGAAGAATATGGAACACGCAAAGACCTCTACGTAGAGTAGCTGAGGACATTGTACTAAAAGATCCATTGTATAAGAATAATACGCTAGCTAATGGCTGGCAAGGTGTGGCTCTCAGTGAGCGTAAACGAATAGAACAATTGATTAGAAGAGGTGTTGCTGAAGGTAAAACAATGCAGGCAATGGCTTTAGATGTCAGAAGAGGGCGTATTCATAACATATCCCGTAATCAAGCCATGACGCTCGTTGCTACAGCAACCACTTCTGTATATGCTCAAGCGGATTTCAGTGTATACGAAGCAAATGCTGACGCAATGCGCGGTTGGGAGTATGTGGCTATCCTTGACTCTAGAACCACATCTATTTGCCAGCATAGGGACGGTAAGATCTACTCTTTAAAAGAGCGTCAATATTTGCCTCCTGCACATTGGGGCTGTAGATCTGTGTCAATTCCTATATTTAAATCTTGGGACGCACTCAAGACCTCAGAAGGATTAGCACATATACGCAAGCGTAATCTAGGGAAGCTTACCGACAAGCAAAAGAGATACTACGATGGTGCAGCTCCCGGAAGGGAATCCTATAGCGATTGGTTAAAGAGACAACCTAGGGATGTTCAATTACGTCATCTAGGGTCTGATCTTGCTGTGGATGCTTTCAGCAGCGGTAAAATTGAAGTTAGCTCTTTCACTACACCTGAAGGTAAATCTATAGGAATTAGGGATCTGGCAAGGCTAATACCTCAGAAATATAGTCCAGACCGCGCTGTAAGAGTATTTGGCACAGCAAAGGAAAAGCTAGATTCTCTGCAGCTAGGCGCATCTAGACCTGATGATCTTATAAGTTCATCAGAGTTAGCAAGTAATTTGGCAAAATATTACGAGCTTCAAGCTGGAGAGTTAAGTGGAGTACTCTCACTTGTAAACTATAGAGGTGTTCTGATAGGTAATAAGAAGGCGATGAAAAACAGGGTCTTAAAAGCCCCGCCTCGCGAAGATCAAATGATTTTCAATCCTATCACCAAGCGGTACGAAGATGCTAGAGTTTATCAAGCTGCACCTGAAGTTTTGAATAACAACTTAAGACTTATGAAGGAATCTGGGGATCTTCTAGAACGTGATAAGGAGTTCATTGCAAATATAAACATGAGACTCTCAGGGAAACTTGGAGTGAATCATAGAGCTGTTATTGTGGATAATCTACGTATTGTTTTTGCAAGGGCTCGTAAAAATAAAGACCCTTGGGTTAATTTCAAGGCGGTACTTAATAATCAAATTAAGTTTGATGTGATGAACGTTTCTGATGCAATCGAGACTTCACTTAGAACTCAAGCTAATCCTCTTAAGCGACTCTTGATTAACAATTATGTAGATCCAGTTTTAGGCGAAGTTCAGCTGGAAGACTTAGCAGAAAACTTAGTCAAAAACATCAAGGCTAAAAACTTATGGGAAAATCGCAAGGCACCGAAGATTGCCAGAAGGCTTCGGTCCATTTTTGACTATAGGATCCCATTGAAGTTAAGACGTCGTTTAAAGGAAGATGACCTGCAGCAATTTTACTTGAGGTTTGCCAACAGACTAGCCCTGGCAGACTCGCCTGATAGAGATGAGTTTGCCGTAGCTTTAGGGCGCGATTTGTATAACATGGCGAATTTCAATGGAAGTAGAAATCAGTGGTATACATTAGGTCTCAGATTGTTAGAAGCTAGAAAAGCCTCTGAGATGTTTAAATTAGAGACCTTCGGTGTACAGAAGAGACGTATGAAGTCAAAGATGAGTGGAGCCTATTTTGGTCCATATTACGATACACTGTCGTACAACCTTCGCATAGTAGACCCTTCTGTGCAAAATTACGCACAGCTTACGCGTAAGGTAGAATTGGGAATGCGGGTAGGTGTCATAAGTGATAAGCAGCGTCTTCTAGTGAGAGAGGGTTTTAAAACCTACTTTATCAGAGAGGGTCCTGGAATATACTATGACACAAGAATACCTGTTACTTCGACCAGCAGTTTTAGTACTTTTCCTGATAGTTTTATAACGAAAGATTTTGCTGATGCTTTGAACTGGGCAGGAGAATCAAGCTATAGAATTGACGGAGATTTTTATGACTTCATCAAAAACCTTTTGTATTTCAGAGATGATAAGGGTAAGGCTCAATTCTTTGACGATTTGAACGGCTACCGTGCTTATTTGGCATCACGTGGTGATACTTACGAGCGTTTTAAGGCTATGGAATGGCTGAGAAACAAAGGCCATGCTTTTTCTAATCATCCTTTTGTAGACCATCGTGCTAGAGTATACGAGCGTGGATTGATAGGACCACAGTCTGGCGAAGCATTTAGACCCTTCCTTAATACAGCTCAGGAAAAGATTCTAGGCGTTAACGGGTACAAAAATCTTAATGATCAAATAGGCGCATTCTTAGGCGGCCTTAGTGATACCCTTGAGGGTCGCTATAACAGTTTAACAGTTCTAGGTCGTCAAAAGATTGCCGAAAAATATCGTGGTGAGATGATATCAATTGGTAACAAAATGCTTCGAAACAAGCCGCAGGATATTCGTGATATTTTAACGAATAAGCTTGTATTGGAAATAGACCCTGAAGAACAAGCTAAGTTTTTCAGGTTTGCTATAGAGCTTGCGAAGATCGATAGATACTTAAGAGAGGTACCTAGTGGTACTTATGATATCTCTAGACTGAATCAATACAAAACATCCTTAGCCTTAGAACAAGACGCTTCCTCTTCGGGTGCTCAGATTATTGCCCTCACAACACGTAATAAGCAACTGGCAGGTCTTTCCAACGTAATCAATACGGATCAAAAAAGACGTCTTTATGATGAAATTGCGGCTGATACTTTTAATGATCCTCGTTTCAAAGCTATTAATGTAAAATTAGGGCTTAGTGAGAAAGACTTGAAAAAGGCTGCTAAGGCAGGTAACATGGTACAATTGTACGGAGCAGGCGCCAGAACGGTCGCTCTAAACGTTGAAGGCAAATTAGCTAAGGTTTTAGAGAAAGAAAGTGATATCTTGGTTGTAAAAGCTGCTGATAAAAACTTAGTCCTTGATCAGATTTCAGCCAGAGCCGCTAGATATAAAAAGTTTGATGAAGAGACTTATGATGAACTTATAGCCTTAAGAAAAGATGTCAAAGACGTGTTTGATAACGGATCCGTACCAGGTGATGATATTATGGAAGCTCTGTATTTCCTTGATAATAATACAAGGGAGATTCTTGATAGAATGACACGTACGTACGAAAAAGTTGTAACTCCAGCGGACTTTGCCAAAATTGCTAAAATCATGAGTGAGCATTTAGCCGAAAGAGTACCTATTCTTGAGCAATTCACAAGATACTTTGGAAGATTGGCTTCAGACTTTTTGTCGAATGCTAACCCTAAAAACTCTGCAATGGATTGGAAGTCTATCGCAAAAATTTCATTGTCTGGTAAGCGTGGCAGACAATACGTCTTACCTGACCGTGTAAATGAGTTGTTAGGTTTACCGCCTAAGAGACCTGTCAGTGAAACTTTCTTAAAGAGCATAGGTTTGTGGAAACCCAATGGAAACCTCGCTGATATCCTTCTTGGTGTAGAGGCTCCCAAAACAAGGAGAACAGGAGCAAAGTATTTTAAAATTGAACTTTTGCAGTTGAAGACGCTGAACGAGTTTGAGTTGTTTTTTGCAAATAAATTACCTAAAACGTGGACTACAGTGCCTTGGGTTAATTTTGAAAAGAAAGCTTTAGAGCAATCTTTCACACAAACATTCCAGCAACGACTTACATACCGAGACAAGGACGGTAATTGGGTTGTTAACATGCTCAATGTTCCTCAACGTACTGAAGCAACCTGGTGGGAACAGATCATCAATAAATCAGGTAAAATCTTCGATATAGCCGATTTGACAAAGGCTAGAACAGCGTTTGCGGTCAATGGTAACCATTCCAATGATGCTGTTATTGTAAAGAAGTTTCATGAGTGGGGTAGAAAGGTTAAAATTCATACTTCAACAATTCACGATGCTTTCTTCACTAATGTAGGTGACATGTTAGAGGCAAGAAGGGCTTTGAAAAAGATATACGCCGAGGCATTAAGCGTAAATGTAATTGAAGAGACTTTGAAAGAAATGCTTAATAGAGGTTTTCCTAAAGAACTCTACAAAAAGTACCGAGAAGAGGCTATTAAATTGGGTCTAATACCTGTCCCTGGTAAGTCTGTAGTAGGCGGCAAACTGCTTACAAAAGAAGACATACTCACTATAGAAGACGTTTTAGAAGAGATTACTGATAATTTTGATAATAATTACTACTGGTATGGTGTTGGCTGAGTTAAATTAACCCTTTACGATAAGGGTAATCTGTTTTTATAGTTTAAAAGGAAGAGATTGTATCTCTACAAAATTGAGTCGTACTCAAAGGAATTGAAATGTCTACCGAAAGCAATACTGGCGATACTCCGCCGGCAGATGACCTACCAGCAACCCCAGTTACACCTGATACGTCTAACAAGACCTTTTCAAAGGCTGAACTGGATGCTGCTATAGCAGAAGCGCTAAGAAATATGAAGGCCAATCTCGATAGGGCTTATGAAGAGCGCGATACGGCTAGAGCTGAAGTTGCTGTGTTTAAGCAGAAAGAACGTGAAGCAGAAATCCAACGTTTGAAAGATGAAGGAAAACACAAAGAGGCGCATGAGGCTGAATTAGCTACCCTTAGACAATCTGTAGAAGAATTGCAGAGTGTCAACCTTACACTCACTCGCGATAATTTTGTCAACAGTACTCTAAGCACCTTTGAGTTTCGTAATGATAAGGCAAGACAAATGGCCTTTCAAGAAATTACAGCCCAATTAGTGCGTGACGAAAGCGGTGAATGGCTACACAAGTCTGGTACTTCTATTGCTGATTTCTCAAAATCTTTCCGTGAAGATGAAGCTAATGCTTTCTTGTTTAAAAAGCCTGTGTCTTCTGGCAGTGGGGTGCAATCGACAACTACCAGCGCTCCCTCAACTGGAGGCAACCTCTTTGAAAAATCTTTTGAAGAAGTCGTCCGAATGGCGAGGGAGGGTAAACTTCCAAAATAAAATTTTAAAGGAATAAAAAATATGGCAACTACCGATCTTGCAGGCGCAGACGAGTACGTACTACAAGCTGTAATGGGTGCTTACTCACATGAAGCCTACACTGACGCACGAAGGCTCTCTGGTACTGGGATTGTAAGTAGCAATTCCGAAATTGACCGCAATACTGAAACTTTCATGGGTCAGCTTCGTTGGAACCAGCCGCTTAATCCGACTATCAACGTGGCGTCACTGACTGATGCTGCTGATGGGTTAACCACTGACAATACCACTGAACACCTTCGCTACATTAAGACTGTCCGCACTCACGGTGCTACTCAAGTTAACATGCAGAAGGTTGTAACGAATGTCGAAAAGCTGCAGAAGATTAGCCGAGACTTTGGGGATACCCGTTCTAAAGATGAGCATACCAGTATTCTTTCGATCTGTAAGGGCGTAGCTCTCTCTGAGTTAATTATGGGTGCTGCTGCTGGTTCTGGTCTCGCTGGCCTTGGTGGACAAACTTTCGAGAACGACCCTACGGACAAGCGTTACGGCTTCTACGTAGATCTTGGCGCTGCAGGAATGGTTAGCGCAGCTGCCGCAGGTAATATCGGCGCGTCTCGTGCTGCTGGATTGCTTGATGCGCTTGGTATGGCTTACAAGGATTACGAACCTGAGTATGCTTATTTGGTCTGTTCTCCTGAAACTATCGCTTCTTTCCGAACAGCCAACCTTGTTGATAGCGATAAGGTCACCGATGGTACTGTTGAGTTTAACACTATCTTCCAGGGTAAGTTCCGGTTGATTCCTACCCGTGCTAACCAAGGCTTTAGTTCAGCTGAACTCACCAAGGTTAATACCGGCGCTGGAATTGACGTTGTTGGTACGAAGACCTCTTTCATTATTCTTCCAGGCGCAATTGCCATGGAGCCTTTAGACGTCCCGATGCCTGTTGAATTTGACAGAAAGCCGTCAGCTTACAAGGGCGGTGGTACTGCTTCAATCTGGTATCGTTGGGGTAACATCTACCATCCTGCAGGCTATAACTGGGTTGGTAATGAAGAGGCTTTCCCGTCAGATGCTGAGTATATGTATGTCGTTGAAAATGGCGTTCCGAAGGCTGTTACCACGACTATTGACGCTCTTGCAAACGTTGTAGGTACTTGGCAGCGTAAGACTTCGTCTGCGTTGACCTTAGGTGTTCTACCCGTCTTCCATCAGTAAAAGGAAGTGACATGCCTCTCACTGTTGGTGTAAATTCGTATGCTAGTGTAGCAAGCGCTGACAGTTACTTCAGCACTAGACTAGATGCAGCCGCGTGGGAAGAGGCCAGTCCTGACAATAAAGAAAAAGCGCTGGTCACAGCTACTTCCATTCTGGACGTAAAAGAATGGGGTGGAGTAGCTGTGTCCTCTTCTCAACCATTGTCTTTTCCTCGTACAGGTAGCTATTTTGATAAAGCAAAAGGTCTTGAGATTGACTTTGAGGGCCATCCTTCAAGAATTCTTAAAGCCACTTACGAGTTAGCTTACCACTTACTCAATAATGATGGTCTGTTAGATGATGTTGGTTTTGTAGACACAATTGAAGTTTCTGGGATAGTCTTGAAGGGTATTAAAGCGTCCAGCAATATGCCCAGCCATGTTTATAGTATGATTGCTCCTATGCTGTCAACGAGCAATTATACTTGGTGGAGGGCTAACTGATGTACAAGGCTCTGATAGACAGGCAATTGTCATTTGCGTTTAAAAGTTTAAAAGATCTAGCCTTAGATGTAGAATTTACAAATGCTTCTTCTGAAGAGTTTGACTTTTCACAAAACGAAGCCAGCTTGGAAGAAGATCCTAACAAGATGATCAAGGCTGTTGTCTTGGAGATTGAGGAAGATCAAAAGAAAAGACAGACCAAAGAAAAGAGGCTGATGTTCAAAACCAAAGATCTGGGTGAAGTCGGCGCATATAGCAGAGTAAAGGTAGAAGGTAAGACTTTTAAATTGCTACTACCAACAGTAAGCTCTGGCTATATCACGCTTGTCAGAATTAGCGAGGTGCCTAATGGGTAAATACGCCACATTAGAGACGGACGTGTACTCGATATTCGGATCTGACTCATGGAGAGCGGAGAAAATCCTAACCCGACCTTCAAACTTCATGGCAATATCGAAGGCCGACACTTTCATTAGAGTGAGTGTTATACCGGGAAATGCCGGTATAAACGTAAATTCAATTTCAGGATTGTTATTAATAGAGATTTTTATTCCTGCCGGAAAAGGTAACAAAATGGCCTTTGAGATAGCAGACACGCTTGATGATCACTTAGTTGGTCGCTCTGTAAAAACCGGACAGGGCACTACTCAATTTCAAAACAGTACGTGTACACCTTCTGGTAATGACAAAGTTGATCAAGCATTGTTTATGTACGAATACTCAATTCCTTTTAGTTACTACAACGGAGAATAAAAAATGGCTCATATTAACTCTATCGGTGCAGGGATCTATTCGGATCTTTCTGTGTCTACTGACACAGTACCTGCGGTCCACAACAAAACCAATTTTGACGCCCTGTTTGCGTCTATTGACTTTGGCGTTACTGCGCATCGCATTACAAACGTGCGGGAATTCCCTTCGATGGGCACTCCGCCGAATATCGTTAATGTACCCGTCTATGGTCAAGCAACTTCTCAGCAGATCCAGGGACAGTCTGACGCGCCTTCCATTGAACTACAGCTTAACTATGTACCCGCAGATTGGGCTGATGGCACCAACCTCGGCGGCTTGGTTGGAGACGGTAACCAGTATGTTTTCCGGTTTGCATTGCTGAATGCTAGACCGGAAGGTGCAGAGGGTTATGCATCTTCGGCTACTGGCATTGGAGACGTTGCCAATTCTTACTACTACTGGGTAGGCAAGATTGAAGCCCTTCAGGTTAACCCTCAGCTGACTGATTCGAACACTGCAACTGTTACCATTTCGATCCAGTCTGATTTCTATGGCGCGTATACTGTCTAAATAATCACCCAAAAAGGGGGTAGGTAAATTCTACCCCTTTCATCTAACAAGGAATACAACATGTCAGAACGTATTAAGCCGTTTACGAAGGATCACGTCCTTCGGCTTACGACTAAGAACATGCGACGTCATATCGACGTCAGCATCAGAAAGACTTTTGACCGAATGAAAGACTTTCCAGAAGGTCCAAAGTCTGCCGAGATTTTTGAAACACTTGCGTTACTTCATTCATTAAGGAAAAATTTGGATGACTTCCAACATATCCATTCCAAGCACTTCTCACAACCAGCAGGAGATATCACCAATGTCAACATTTAAGCAGCTCGCTTCCAAGAAGGTTTCCAAGCAAGTCAAATTCATGGGAGAGGCGCTGACCATTAGCAAGCTTAGTGTCAAGAGCGTCCTGGCTATTCAGGAAGAAGCTGAAAAGCTTGTTAAGGCGGAGAATGGCGGTAATGATGAGGACATGCCTACTGATGTCATTAGTGCTTTGGCTGAAACAAAGGGTAGTCTCAATGTGCTGAAGAAGATCATCACACTCTCTGTGCAGGGTGCAGAAGATCTTGAAGAAGACGATTTTGAGCAGTTCCCCATGGACGAGTTGTCGGTTCTCGCTAAAGAAATCATGACTTTTTCGGGCATGGACAGTGCCGCGGGAAAGTAGAACTTAGTATCACCGAGATGGCTGTATATGAGCTAGCTTTTAATCTCGGAAAATATGCCCATGAAGTGATGGAAGAAATGCCCTATGATGAATTCTCTAAATGGATGGCTTTCTTTGAGGAAAAACCGATAGGTTGGCGTGAAGATCAGAGGACATTCATGATGTTACGTGCTCAGGGTGTTAAAGAATCAATGAGTACTTTGTTTCCTTCATTGGCTCCGAAAGCGAAAAGGAGCGTTACAGACGACGACATAATGGATGTAGATTCTTTAAAACGCTCAGTGTTCTTCACTAAAATGCTATCATCTGTTGGAGGAGATAAAATCATCGATGATAAAATTGAAAGTAAAACTACCTGACATTGCTTCTGAGTTTGAAAAAAATAAGAAAGAAGAAGTATCGAAAAAGATGGGGGCTCTCTTGAAAAATTTAAAAGAGGCCACCCCAGTAGATACTGGAAAAGCCAGGGACAGCTGGCGACAAGAAGGCCAATCGGTTGTAAATGATGTGGATTATATTGAAGAACTAAATAAAGGTTCTTCCGTACAAGCAGGTCCGCGTTTCATAGAAAAAACCGTATTGGCTACAAGCGGAGTACTACCTAATGGTAGAGTGGTTAGCTCCAAATAAGCCAATCCCGTTGGGTTCTGTAAGAGCTCAACGGGATTTTTACGCAATAAGGAGAACGTGTATGACCGGTATACGGATCCCTATAGAGGCGGAAGATAGAGGCGCACGAAAGCAGTTGGTGGAGCTTAACAGAAGTCTGGCAGAAATGGCTAGACAAGCAAACATTGTTACAGGAAGCTTTCGGAACTTAAATAATGCCGCTTCCATAGGAAATAGCAGTAAAATCAAAGAAGTTACGAGAGATGTTAAGAATTTTGGCGACCAATCGAAAAAAAGCCTTAAGGATACGAAAACAGAAAGCGATAAACTTGCCACCAGTATTAATGGACTTGTATCTGGCTTCAAAGCGCTAATAACAGTGTCTGTAGCAACGGTAACGACTACCAGTTTTTTAAGAGCTGGAGATACTGTAATCCGATATAGAAACGCCTTATCGCTAACATCAGATACAATGGCAGGGTTGCTGATAAAGGAGCAAGAGCTTCGTGATATTGCGAGAGAGACACGCTCAAGTATTGAAGACTCGATAACAACCTATAAGACGCTCGCTTTGACCTTAAGCACACTAGGGGTTTCTGATCGTAAAATCGTTAAGGTAACATCCAATCTTCAGAAAATGGCAGCAATGTCTTCCGGTTCTGCAGAATCAATCAAATCGGCTTTTGTGCAGCTAAATCAGGGTCTTGGTTCTGAACTTCGAGGCCAAGAATTGAGGGCAGTTCTTGAGCAGTTTGACTACTTAGGCAGAGGTTTACGACAAGAGTTAAATATGACTGCTGGCGAACTTTTGAAGTTTGCTGAAGCGGGAAATTTGACCGGCAAGGCAATGGTTGACATCCTCCTAGATATGTCGGAGACTGTAGACTCTGATTTTGCCAAATCAACCGCCACTGCTAGCCAAGGTATGATACGCCTACTAGATGCGTCAAAGGCCTTTTTTGGCGAATTAGCACTATTATCTGGTGCTAGTCGGCGCAATTTTTCTTTTTTAACATATTTGGCCGATTCTCTTGAAATGGCCCGAAGAAGGGTCATCTCAGCTACCTTTGATTTGACAGCAGGGTTTAGAGCCTTTCGTCAAGAACTGACTATGTTCAAAACTGCAATACTTGTCGTAAGGGGGGTATTGGCTGACAAGATTGATATATCCACCGTATTTTCTGCAGCAAGAACCATTCAAAAACAAAAAGATGCTTTGAAGTCGTTTACCAAAGTTTTAAACTTCTTTAAAAGTGAAACTACAAAAGCTGTAGAAGAAGACCTCGGTGTTGATATGTTTGGCAATTCTTTGAAGGAAATTGCACCGACTTTCAGAGACATTGCAAAAGCTAGGAGAGAGGCTACAAAACCGATCAAGGCGGTGCCATTAGCCTTTTTAGGAACTTCTGACTTTGCAAAAAATGCTAGAGCACTGTTCGTAGACTTGCCAAAGGAAATCATAAGATCTTTCATAATAACCGGTAAGATTATCTCAAGGTTTTTTCCAACTTTTTTCAAACCAATCCTTTCTGTGTTTAGTGAAGCAGAACTCTTGGTCGTGACAAAGCTGATTAACATCAGACGGAAAATCACCGATGAAATGTTCAAGTTGTCAAACAATCTTAAACTCATAACGTTTTTTGTGAACCCTTTTGCTAATTCGAAAAACGTCGAAAAAGCTTTCACAGACATGTTTAGAGCTGATAACTTGATAGAGTTCGTTGAGGCTTTTAAAACGTTAAACAACCAAAGAGAGCAAGGACGTCGTTGGCTTGGAAACTGGACAGAATTCGGTCAAGTACTTAATGCGGTGCACGATGCTGGAGAGGCCTTGAGAGGGATTGGAATTAGACTAGGTCTTATTGAAAATGTATTCTTCCGTATAGGACGTCTGCCTAAAGAAGAACTAGTAGAGTTCTTTAGACTGATAGCTAGTTCTTTACAATCAATTTATAAGCAAAATATTGCACCAGAATTAGAAAGAATTCTTGGGTTTGCAAGAGCGTATCTTAAAGCTTACGGTTCGGGGTTACGTAGAGGTATATTGTTAGTCTTCAGAGACGTTGGTAGGATAATTGCAACACTAGTAACTGGTTCTCTGAAAAGTGCTATTTCATTATCTAAAAAGATCTATGAAACCAGTTTTCAAGATATGAGTGATAGTCTCTTATTATTTATCATAAAGACTTTTTCTAAGTTGGGTAAAGAGACTTTTAAGTTTGCAAGAGATATCGCCTTGAGCTTTTATAAAGGCTTTAAAAATCAGTTTAATAAAAATCTCGGATTTGAGACAGGACTTGAGCAATCCTATAGAAATGTGTCGACCATTATCAACGACATTATTTCTAGCAAAACGTTAGGTAATCTTGGCGGAGACGTCATCGAGTTTAGCAACAATTTAAAAGTGGCACTATCTAATGTAGAGAATTTTACAAAGAGAGTTAAAGGTTACTTTTTAGACGCCTATGACAAAGTTGTTGGAAACTCATACTGGCCGGATTTAATTGATGGTGTCGTAGCGAAAACCAGCGATCTAGATCGGGCTACTCAGATTCTTAGCGGCTTTACAAGATCTACAAAAGGCTTGTTTCAAACGGCATTTTCAAGCGCTTCTGCCAGCTTAAATGAGGTATCTTCTGCAATTCAAGCTATGTTGTCAAGTTTTTCAAAGATAGACTTTTCGATACTAGCAGGTAATATTGCAGCAAACCTGTTTGCATCAATAACTGCAGCAATTGCTATATTCAGCGGAAATACCATAGGGCGTCTTATAGGTTTGTCACATTTCTTTGCGATGTTAGGAGAAGACGCTGTAGATGGTTTAGCTAAAGCTTTTAGAATACCTGATAAATCGTTGAATGAGATGGCTAGAGTCTTTGGAGCTGATCTAATAGATGGCGTGAGAATGGCTATGAAGCTGTTTGCTGATAGTGCTGGCTCTCTGTTTAGCGGCGCTCTCACCGGCATTATAGGACAGACCAATATACCTCTTTTAACGCCTCTGATAAACTCTATCTTCAACACTCAAATTGTTGGAAAATTGCTAGCAGTGTTCACAGCCTACCAGTTGCTGTTAGGTGGCGGATTCAATGGTCTTACAAAAACGCTGAAGAAAAATTGGCTGAAGATTTACACTGTAATGAATGCTGGTGTGGCCGGTATGGCTTCTAGGCTTATTGGCTACTCTTTAGTTTTTCAAACGGGATTAGATCAAGTATTAGGCACTTCAGCTACCGCTCTAATTCTAGCCCTACACTCACTATTCAGCACGGTTGGTGGTGATGTAGTGAAAAGGATAGCTCTAAACATGGTATCTACAGTAGGCGGTGCTCTTACAGCCGGCTTCGGTAAGGTTTTTAGTAAATTGAAACCTAATAAGGCTATGGTAGGTGGAGTTATCGGATTGATCTCTAGCGTACTATCAAACGCTAGTAAAAACAGAGATGCTTTTGTGAAAGGTGACATAGGTATTTGGCAAGCCTTGACACATGCCATGGTAGAAACAAACGACGGCTCTGGCCGTAAAAAGTTCAAAAATGTTATAAATGTTACAGAGATGCTCAATCTAGATATTAAAAATGGTGAAGGCAAAGGCCGTGTTGCGAGATTCTTTGTAGATCTAGGGTCGTTGTTTGTTACAGGTTTCAGTAATTTCAAGAACAATATTGGAAAGTTATTTAGATCGAATTCTGGTATTAACCTCAGTAACCTATTCACCGCTGGGCTCGATGGTAAGCGCAATACGAAGCCGCTGGAAAATATCTTTAATGCTAACATAGTTAGAAGCGCAAGAGAGTTGTCGGATGGTGTAAGGACTACATTCACAAACGGTCTAGTCTTTTTCAGATCTTTCAAGACAGGATTATTTGACACATTTCGCAGTATTGCGGAATTCTCTAAGAGTGTCTGGCGAAGTGTTGTTAGAGACTTTAACGGATTTATAACAGTATTGTTAAAAGCTAAGTGGCTAATTGCCGCTGGATTTATATTCGCAGCTGCTACTGCTTCGGCTGCCTCATTCTCGGACGCAACTAAGACTTTAAGTGAGAGTTTTCTTACACTCATAGCCAGTGTAACATTCTTTATTGTTACCACAAAGATACTCGTAAGTACAGTTTTAACACTTATAGACTATTGGCAAACATTCTTTACTGTACTCGAGTTCACTGGAAGTAAAAAGTTAGCCTTTGCTTCAGCTGGAAAAGAGCTACGAAATACGTTAACTACAGGGTTGCTGCCGGCCTTAAGAAAAGTGATATTTGCAGGTAAGGCTGTTGGTATAACTTTTGCTAGTATTGTAGGCGGTGGTGTAATGTTAGGCTTAAAGCTACCTCTATTATTTGCAACCAGACTTGTAGAAAGTTTAGGTGAAGTAGCGCTTATGGGCGAAGTAGCAAAAGACGGTTTGACAAGTTTGCAGATGAGGGGTGCAAACCTCATGATGGACGCCGCTGGTGTAAGAAATAGCCTTTCTGTATTAGACCCCGCACTACCCGCTAGAAGGTTAGGTTTCACGAAGCTCTTTGAAAACCATCCTAAGCAACTTGCCGTTGTCAGAGCAAGTTATAAAGCGCTTGGAAAGACAGGGTTAGGAGTGATGGGTACCTTAAGTGCTGCTTGGGATCTACTTCGTAATAGTGTTATTCTCACAGCGCAGTCTTTAAAAGGTTTGAAAACCCTGCTTTTTTCTGCTATTAGCTGGATAGCAGATCTTACGCTAGGCCTCGCTGTCGTGATTGGCGTGGCTGCTGTTGGTGGCGCGATTGGAGTGTGGTTGTTTGGACCTGGTGATACGCTTTTTGATAAGTTTTCACTTGCTTGGGATTGGGTCCGTAAAATCTTTGGATTCGAGCCTCAGACAAGGGCCGGTCAGCGTAATAAAATTGAGAAAGGGCTACCTAAGCTTAGCGAGTCTGAGATTAAAAGACTCGGCATACGATACGATCCAAAAGCAGTCACCGAAGGTAATGATTACAAGGCATTAAGTGCAAGACAAAGACTGACAGTAGAGCGACAAACGTCAGCTTTGGGTGACCTGATAAAGCAAGCGATCGAGGATGAAGCTGACGGTAAGTTTACTGAAGAGGCCAGACAGCAACTTCAGTCCGACTACGATAAGTGGGAAAGAATCATGACGACGATTCCTAAACGTAGTCGTGATACCATAAAAGACATCATTGATAACATGATATCGTCTTTCGAAGACAGTATGGACACCTCTTTCTTTGCGAGACTCCGTAACTTCTCAAGAAGTACAGAAGAAGGTCAATTGGAGCAAATGCAGAGGCTTGCCAGGGAGTTTACAGGTTCTACGAATGTTGTTCAGGAAAGGCTATTCGATGATATTCTAAACTTATCAAACTCTTACCAAGAGTTTCAGAGACGTGTAGGTACGGGTGAGTTTAACTCTCCTGAAGCTATAGCTGCCGTTGAGAATCAGTTTAAGAAACAAACTCAACGTCTAAATGAAAGAACTAGAAAAGCCTTTGAAGAGCAGTTCACTATAGATACAGGTGGTTTCTTAGGCTTCAATGCTACTACTGATGTTGACAAACAAGTTCTTGGGCCATATCTTGATCGATTAAAGGCGTTAAGAGATGAGTATGGTGACATCCTTAATGATCCCGAGGATTTATTACCGCAAGGTTTCCAAGAAGCTTATAAACGCGGTCTTATACAGCTTCAGGATGAAATGGATGAAGCCAGTGCATTGCTATTGACGGCTTCTTATAGAGACTTTAAGATTTCAGATCGTATGAAAACCTTTTTAGGTGAATACATTGAGAATGTCTACGATAGCACCGATGAGTTGTACGATCAGCTTAGAAGCATCGCCTCTGATGCTAGCAACAAAGCTGAAATAAATGACATTATCATCAGTGATACTCTAAAACCTCAAAGTCTTGCGTCGTTCCCTTTGACCCTGTTCAAAGATCCAAATATTCCCAAAAAAGACCTATTTGAAATCTCTAAACTAGCAGCATTAATGAGAGAATCTGAGAGAGATAATCTAGCAGCTGTTAAAGGCATCCTGCAGGCTGGAGATGACGCTCCAGGCTTCATTAAAGATTTAGCTGGGATCCAAAACAGACAATTAGCTGCTAGAAGAATTGCAAGTGGTCTTTTGCAGAACGCTGTGGAGAGAAATGCTAAAGATGAAATATCAGTCTTAGAGAGTATAATTGAGTCTCTTAATAACTCTCTTGCAAAGAATAGTAGACTGATTAACATACGCGAGCAGAAACCTACGACTAGCATAGTTCAAGGTAGAATCAATGAATCCACTAGTGCGATTGATGCTAGAATAAATGAGCTTGTGGATTTTGGGGAAGCTACTAGCGTATTCATGAAAAAGCTTCAATCCGTACAATCCGTGTTGTACAATGAAGCCACTAAAGGGCTTCGCATAGGCTTAAACGAAACGTTAGTAGAAGTTAACAAGGAACTAGATGTAGATTTTGGCGGGATTCAAAACTTCTATTTGAGTGAAGTTGAGCGCCAAATGCTAGCGAGTATGTCTTACTTCAACAAGTCCATGAAAGATCGGCTAAATACTGCAATAGCTACAGGCCTACGAGAAGACATAGGGATTGATGTATTGAAATCTCTACAGAATATAAATCGTAGAATGGAGAGAAACCGTGCGAGAGCGGCTCAACTGAACGAAGAAAACAAAGCTTCCAGTTTTATGAAGGAGGCTCTTGATTTCCTCGGCGGTGCTTCTAATGTGTTTGATGCAAAAGCTTTAAGTAATGCTTTTGAAGGTAATAATGGTCTGCCGTTTGCTCTGAGCGAAAGCCTTAAAACATTAAAAAGACTTAATGTTGAACTAGACAAAGTCGCTGCAGACGGCTCCACCTATGCTGCTGATCAGTTCTTAAAAATAAAAGGTGCCATTGATGATCTTACAAAGAGCCTAACTGGTTTCATCCAAGTTGACTTTTCACTAGAAGCTATAAAATCAAGATTACAGAAGGCAGGCGCAGGAGATATTAGTGTACCAATGTTCTTGTCGCTTACTCCAGATTCTCTAAATATATTAGCGCAAGATGCCCGTACATTGAATATATTAGAGACACAGTTGGGTGAACTCTTTTCTTCTGTTAACGCTAAGAACATTGAAGCCCAGAGAGAAGTTCTAGAATCTTACAACAAAGAGCTGTCCAGGGTTAAGACTAACCTCAGTTTGATTAAGTTATCCACCGTGACTTCAGCTAGCAATCCACAAGCTGCTGCCAATAGCTACGAAGACAACTTTGGGCAAACTATAAACAGCAGTATTAGAGCTGACAACGCCTTGTTGCAAGAGTATATAGGGATCACAAATGAAATAGAAAAGTTAAACATCGCACTTGCTGATAGAACACGTGTAAGAACCTCAGAAGAACTTGAAGGTATGTATAAGAGACTCGAAGCTCTTGATGCTTATAAGGCGTCAATAAAAGAGATAAAGCTTTCGGAGGCACTAGATGCTTTGGATCTAGGATCCTCTTCTAATAAGGCTAACTTCATCAGAACAGGTGGGTTGCAAGAGGCGCAAGGTTTGGTAGGTGTTATGCGACAATTGGCCGATCTCAGCAAATTTGCGAACGAATCGCAACTTTTGATGATTGCTGAATTTACTAACAGCTATGAGCAGAGCCTTGAGAGAATAGTCGCTTCTGGCAAGACGCTCAAAGAACGTCTAGAAAATATCGGAAGTGATCTCGGTATTGACGGTGGTATAAAAGCTATGCTGCGATTCTCTGATATTACGCTTGATGTATTAGCGAGGGCTAGAGAAAAGGTTAAGGCTTTGTATAGGGTGGGGAGTAAAACTACTCTGGAGACAGCCGAACGCATACTAGAACTTACTGTAAAACAGAGTGAACTCGAAAAGATATCTACGACTGTAACTAGAAGTATCTCTGAAGGTTTCTCTGTAGGTTATAACAGGGTCTCTTCGTCTCTTTCAAGAGAAACTTTCTTGAATTTGAATTCTGCGGATCGTGGCTTTATAAATGACATATCAGCCTCTATAGAAGGTTACGAACGGTTCTTAGATATCGCTAGCGAAGCTGATATAGCAGCAATGCGTAGAGCTGTGAATCCTGCAAATGAATTCGGAGAAGGACCAGGCTCATTTAAAGCTTTTATAGAAAGTTATAAAGCTATAAATGCAAACTTAATTGATAACCTTAATGGCCCGCCAGAAACATTAATGAGCAATACAAATGAGCTTATTAGCGATGGTAATGATATATTGAAATCGATACGAGATAACTTGCCTGGATTCGGCTTTGACATGGAGCTTTCAGGTAAAGAACTTGTGGTACCTTTTAGAGATGCTCTAAATAGCGCTATACAAGTTGCAAGTCAAATGATGGGTGCTGATCAAAGCTTCATAACAAGTGAGGTAGAAAAGTTTATTAGAAGATTCTTGCCAGAGTCTGAGAAAGAAACCGATGCTAATCCACCAATTGTGGCAGAACTCAAGGATATAAATGGAGTTCTTCAGACAGGCTTTAAAGCTCTTGTAGGACGTGCCGATAATGTTACATTTCCAGAACCAGTAACGAGGGCTGCTACTGGCGGTTATATAAGTGGCCCTGGCGGTCCTGTTGATGACAGAGTTCCTGCAATGCTTTCTAACGGTGAGTTTGTGGTGAATGCAAAAGCTACTAAGAGATTTAGACCAATATTGGATCGGCTTAATTCCGGTATTGTGCCTGGCTTCAAGACGGGTACGATACCTGCGTTCAGCGATATTAGCTCCAGAGGTTTGCGTGCACAAGCAAATGTCGGCGATGTTTCTACAAAGATTCTTTTCTTATTCCAAGCTTTAAATGAAGAATTCGGTAGAGCCGGTATTGTAATCCCTAGAGTTACCGAGGAAATGATCGCTATGTCATCCCCTGAGGTTAAAACTGCCTTGCTAAATATGGTAGGTGCTCTTGATGGTTACAAAGAAATGCTTACTATTGGCGGTGAGTCCGCTGAGCGTGCAAAACTCTCTATACTTAGACTTAAGGACAGTATTGAAGATTTGACTGAAAGTAGCTTTAGATACGCGCAAGACATATTGCAGGCTGGCAAATCTTTCGTGAGTGCTTTCGAATCTTCAATCAATGACGGTCTTAAAAGCTTGTTCAAAGGTAACTCTAGCTTTAAAGATTTTGGTATCAATCTCTTGGATGCCTTCACTGGTAGCGTAGTAGATACCTTTGTAAACGGAATCACTACGAGGATGTTTAGTGCAGAAAACAAGATGGTCGAAAATCTACAGTCGCTTGGAAGTGGGATCTTTGATGGTATATTCAAGATATTCACCCGTGACAAACTCCCCGTAGGCACCACAACAGGCCCGCTAAGTAGCCCAGCGGCGCCGCAGGTAGGACTTTTTGCAGGACTTTTGGGGCAGCCAGCCGGTGCCGCACCTATGCAGAGTGGAGCGCTAGGAAGCGATTCCGGAGAGGTTGCCGCAGATATCTCCACAATAGCTTCTGCGTCTACTCGCCAGATTGACATCTTAGGAGGTCTCGGTAATATTTTTATGACAGGTTTAGGAGGCCTCGGTAATATGTTCATGACAGGCTTAAGAGGTCTTGGAGGTTTATTCAAAGGCATTTTAGGAATGTTTAATGGCGGCGGCGGTGGTGTGGGCATACTCGGTATAGTGATGCAGGGTTTTAGGGCATTCAGTGGAGGTGGTTTTGCCACCGGCGGTTTTGTATCAGGTGCAGGTACAGGCATCTCCGATTCAATCCCTACAATGTTATCCAACGGCGAGTATGTAATTAATGCAAAAACAACCGCAACTATGCGACCCCTTCTCGATGCTATAAACTTCGGTAGAATTGACAAGTTTGCTACAGGCGGTTTAGTAGGAAACTCAGTCAATACCAATAGGTTAGGTAACTTCGAAGTTGACAGGTCTAAGAGTACACAGGTAATCAATCTTAGTATAACTGGTGATATTTCTTCTCAGACAAAGAAAGAAATCTATAGAATGCTTCCTGAAATAGCGTCAGGGGTCAACCAGCATAACCGAGAGATTGGTCGTTAATGAACAGGGGCCTCTAATTTGAGGCCCCTTTTTAACAAGGAGAATATATGTGTTTGGCATATTAGACATAAGTTCGCCGTCTGAAAATGACGGGAGTGATACAAAGATAATCGCGCAGTTTGCCGCAGGAGTGTCTATTAATTCGAAAAGAGTCATCTCTACAGCGGATACTATTTCGTTAAAAAGAATCACATCTGCGGCGCACGGCCAGAGATGGGAAGTTGAAACGAAGATCTTCGATACTAATTTCTTTATTGATTTCTTTGTACATAATGTTATCAATGATATTAATACTAGTGTATTTATTAGGCCACCCCTGCCTGTTAAGAAGCTTCCAAACACCGCTGAACAAACAAGCTCAAAATTTACATGGGGTTTTTCCCCTTATGATTCCAAATTTAACTGGTCATTTGGTACTGCTTCTGTTACTAGCTACGCAAGTCCAGGCGCGAGCACCGTTAACCTCGCAGTAGCTAATCCGTCAGCGATTTATAAGGGCGATTTTGTATCCTTTAGTAATCACAGCAAACTGTATATGATTACTGGAATAATCCCTGGAACTAATAACCTGTGCTCAATAGGTATATTTCCGGCTTTAGTGATGGCAATTCCTTCCAGTACCGTGGCTGGTTTAGGTCTTAATTCTACAATGCAATGCTACTATGATGGCAATGAATCCATCGGTCTTAAATATGAAGATGGTGTTCTCGTTGAAGGACCTTCTATAAAATTTGTGGAGGCTTTATGAGAAATATACCTCAAAATATCTTCTTAGCAATGCAACGTGATAACATTGTGTCTTTTCTAGCGGTAAAAATAGGCCCAGCTGAAGAAGGGACAGTACTAGCTTATACAAGTTTACCATTTGATATCACATATGAAGCTGTTACATACAGTGCTAATAACGGGCTTATGCAGGTTGACCCTCCAAAACTGTCTGAGATTATGGATAGGGACACTTATAAACTTGTAATTGCAGACCCTAATTACACACTAAGGGCTATAATTGATGCAGAATCCTTTACTGGTGCTTCAGTCTCCGTGTATGCTGGTCTATTAGATCCTCAAGGAGAGCTCGAAGACAATTTATTGCTCATATACAAAGGTTTTTTAGACGGTGCTGAATATGACATAAACCCATCAGGCGAAATCACCATAACACTAGACTGTTCCTCTCCTATGGGTGCTTTTGATCTGACTAGAACATTATTAACTTCTCAAAACTATTTGAGAAATAAATATAAGGGCGTATACCCTTCAGACAACTCTTATGACCAGGTCTTGATAGGATCCGATTCTGTCACTCTGTTATGGGGTAAAAAGGAGAAAAATAGATGAGCATAGCAGCGGTATCATCTGTCATTACTGTAGCAAGCACCATATATTCAGTAATGAAAGGCTTAAAGGCTGCAAAGAAGGCTAAAGCAGCCGCAGATGCTAGGAAGGGTTTTGAAATACCAGTAGAGGGTGAAATAGGGCCATTACCTATTGTATATGGAAGGGCTAGAGTAGCGGGGTATCGTGTGTATCATGACGTATCCAGTGATTACGTCTTTCAGCAACCAGCTGCAGATGGCTTGACATTCTTAACAAGCGGAGACTCTAGGACCGGTTTTGGTGAAGATTTTAGCAAGCCTGTGGCAGGTTCCATAAATGTCACCCTTTATGAGTCACCTCCGGGCGAGTTTGCGGTTGGCCCTCCTAGCGGTAGTGCGTGGACTGAAGATACCACACGTGTATTGTCAATACCGTTTAATGGTACACCAGCGATCAATAGGACGTCAACAAACTCCAATTACACCGTTATGGCGTCAAGTCACCAGTTTGAGTTTTTACTTGTAAATGCAACGGTGACACTGAGACATGAACCTTGGAATTATGACCCAAACAGGCAATATAGAGACTTAGAGGGTAACATACTACCTGCGCCCGGCAACATCGAGCATGCATACAGAATTATCAGCTATGATGATAATTCAGGTATATTGATGTTGACAGGCTTGTTCAATGCAAATACGTTGATTTATGATAACGTTAGGTACAATCAGGGCCGATTGATAAATACTAACTCACCTGCACTAGCTGCTAGTGACGGTTCTAAAAAAAGGAAAAGAGAGTTTCTATTTATTCAACAAGTGTTTTGTTATAAAGGGATAAACAAGGTATTCTATATTGAGTTGGCTGATAAAGATTACAGAGATCCTGAATTTGGGGAGAGTGGCAGAATTTACATATATCCAGGAGGTGACGTTGTAGATCCTATGATGTCTGCTAATTTTCCTGCGAGAGCTAATGCAAGATTCCCTGAAACAGCTTATGGGTCAATGGCGTTTAAACTTGATAGGGACGAGCCTCAATATGCTGGCGTGCCTGATGTTGTAATACAGTGTGAGGGCCTGAAAGTACTGCGTTTTACGGACGATCAAGGTACGCTAGGCGGCGGAAAGAGCTATAGTAACAATCCTGCTGAGATTTTGTTAGACTACCTTACAAATTCAGACTATGGCAAGGGTTTGAACCTATCTGAGATTGATCTGAGATCATTTGCAAGAGTAGCTGAGATATGTGACACGCCAGTGGCTATAGGCGGTAATGACACGTTTCCAGCCATTGGTAAACTATGGACTCAAAAGGTTGCAGAAGAGAATCTTTCTGGAAAGCAACTGAAACGCTTTGAATTTAATGGTGTATTAAATTCAGGCGCAACAGTTCGTGAGAACATTGGCAAGATACTAGCTACCATGGGTAGTGATGCTGTTCTATTATGGAGCCAAGGTCAGTATAAGCTGAAACTCCATTATCCAGAAATCTTCGAAGAAGGTAAGATTTACCCTGCTGGTTCAGTAATCCAATGGACTGATGATTTTGGTAGAACCGATATCTACAAGGCATCCTTACAAGCTTGGCTGCGTCCTGACAATCCTAACAGCAATCAGTGGAAAACTGGCGCTCAAAAGATAGCTGAAGGTGTATATCCTTACGATGATGATCTATGCGTAGCCTACTTTACGGATGACTCTATAGAGTTAGAAAATCAAATTTCTCAAAGTTGGACACCGCTATCGGATAAGTATAACTACTGCACTGTAACCTTTAATAACGAAGAGAAGAATTTTGACGCTGACTCTGTCAGTTGGCCTGATAAGTACCCAACAGACCTTTTGGACAGTGTTTACCAAACTTATTTGAATCAAGATAATGGCATTCTTCTAGAGACCTCAGAGACACTCGACGGAGTTACCGACTATCACCATGCCAAGGCTCATGCAGAAGAGGTTGTAAGGTCTAGTCGACATAAGAAGTCTTTGGTGATAACTGTGTCTCGCAAACATTTTTACATAGAGCCCGGTGACCTAGTAAACGTAAACAGCGACGCGTTAGGTATTCCTGGTGTTGTTTTCCAGGTTAATTCAGTAAAGACAAACCCGTCTGGCAGTTTAGATTTGACTTGCACGACATTTAATGCATCCATTTTAGCCTGGAATGCGCCGGACAACGAAGTCATAGATATACAAAGTCCCTATTCTGTATATCCTGTAGGCCAGGCCTCTCAATTACAGTACATTACACATACAACTGCCGAAGGTAATTTGTTAAGAAGTGGTACTTTGACATGGGCATATGCTCAGGGTAATGATGTTACTTATGATGTTAAATATGTTGCAAAACCTGCAAGTGCGGTTGTTATCGGAGACGAATGGCTAGCCATAGGCTCTACTAAGAATTTGCAAATAGACATACCTATTCTTAGAGAAGGTTACGTAACTTTTACTGTAGTTGCAAGAGACAGGGAGGGTAACATCGCCCCTGAATGGGACGTGGCCTTAGGCGTAGGTTGGCCAAAGCTTGAGGTACTTATAGGATCAAGCAGCCTAGTACTCTCTAGTGCTTTAGTAAAAGCCTATAGATACTCTAGAGATGATATTGAAGGTTCTGTAGTGATTCCTCCAGGAGATCTAGCATTTTCAGGAACATTTGATTTCAATGGGATGATTTTAGTACCACCTATAGACTGGAGTGTAGATCCAGACTTTGCAAGAGTGGCGGCCACCGCTGAATATAAAAGTGATGTTGTAGGCAATCTGTACAGCATATCGTCCACAGTCAATGTAACTTATCCAGAAACCTTTGTAATGGATCTGGAGTGGTCAAATGTCGTCTTAAACAATGATACGATTTCTGAAAAAGAGTTGATTATCTATTACAGAAGACCTGCAGGGACCCCTACACCTCTTACACCGGGATCAGATGCGCTATCTTCTTCTGGTAGTTATTTCTTTGGATTCAATGATTTCATTCCACCAACAAGTAATGAAGGTACTATCGAGTGGTCATTAGAGATACCTGTTGGACAAGGAGTTGTGTATCAAAGCAAGGCGACGGCAACCATCAGAGGGGTGTACGGTCTTAATACGAACGAGCTTCTCTGGTCTAATCCGATAGTATATTCTGATGTGGCTACTGTGTCAGAAACCGTAAGATTGTTTAGATGGAGTTCGGCATTTCCTCTGAATAGCGAACTGACAGGTGTGACCTCTCAGATGACTTGGGAACCTTCTAGAAGTCATGGAGGTCTCGATGGACCAGCGCCTATCCTGTGGTCGCTTACGTTGCCACCCTCCAACCCTGGCTTTTCAGAAAGGGCTTATGAGGCCTATTTGAATATCCAAGCAGAAACGGGTCAAGCGTTTACAACGGTAGATTGGTCTTCACCAGAAGTCATCATAAGAGAAGCTGCAGCAAGCGTATCCAGGCAATTGGTCTACTTATACAGGTGGGACTTTCCTGCTCCTCGACCTGCAAAGCCATTATCAACGAGCGTTTATACGTGGTCTACCGGTTCTATCGCGCCTCTTCCCGAAGGCTGGTACGCAGAAATACCGGAGTATCCCGGCGCGGGATTCGTATTGTTTAGGCTAGGCGGCCAGATTACAGATTCAGCGACAGCTGTTACGACAACCATTAATTGGTCAGCAGGCCATTTTGCTGTAGAATCTATGGGTGCCACACCACCGGCGTCTAAGTTCAGAAGCTATGTGTTTAAACGCGGATTAGTACAGCCTAATGTGCCTCTTGGAGGCAGTTTCTCTAGCCCACTGCCAGATCCCTTAGATGGGTGGGAAGACGGTGTATTGTCTGGAAGCGGTACACTATGGAGCTCTAACAGGCTCTTTACTGAAAACGGCGAGACACCTCAAGACGCTTCATGGTCTACACCAGTAGATGTCATGCAAGACGGAGCAGCGGGTGTAGACGGGACCTGGACAGATTTTGAATTTTCTAACCTAGAAACCCCCGAGCTGTTAAATGATCTGCATTGGACAGATATCCCGGGTACTGATGCCTTGTGGATGCGTACACAAAAGTATATTCAAGGCGCTCCCCAGGGGTGGGCGGGTCCGATACGAATAAAGGGCGAAGTGGGTATTCCAGGAGAGCCAGGTATACCGGGTGTTTCCTCAATCACAGCCTTCACTGAAATGCCACTTGCTACTGTGTTTGTAGGTCCTAGAACTGCTGAAGGTGTTGTCCCTCCTAACGATTTGTGGGGTTTAGGGGAAATATGGTCTGAGTTACCTGTGAGCCCTGTGGCAAATAATAATAAGCTATTCATGACTATAGGTATCCATAACGAAGTAACAAACATTACACAGTGGAAGACACCTTTCTGGGCTTCTTTAGAAGTAGGCTCCTTGTCCGCCATCACAGTGAGTACAGGCAGTTTAGATGTAGACGGTGACATAACGGTGAGCGGTGGCGGTAATATACGCAGAGGCAAAGTAAACTTTGACAGTCTAGTGCAAGGTTTTTGGCTAGGTAGCGCTGGCGATGTCCACGTCGGGGATGCAGGTTCATTCTTTAGATACAACGACGCCGAAGGTGTAAAGATAAAAGCCGACCTATCTTCAAATAACTATACAGCCACGACTGGCTGGCAGCTTACACAAGCAGGCAATGCTACTATAAATAACCTGACAGTTAGAGACCCGGTCACTGGAGCTGACATAATAAGTTTAGGTAATGAGAATTCCGCAGGTATTGACGGAGGCTATATAAAACAGCTATCGGTAGATACTCTCCAGATCGCAGGGGAGGCTGTAGTAGTGCCTAGGTACAGCTCCACATTTGCTACTCATAATTTAGAGACAGGGGTAAACACCGAAGTTCTTTATATTGACTACATAATGGAAGGACTCCCGTCAGGACAAACAGTAGATGTTATCATCATGTCTAATATTAGTACATACCCGCAGGATATGGGTAAGACTACGTTAATTCACCGAATTTATGCCACAGACCTACCTCCGGATTATTATGATCCTCCGCCAAGCAGCGGTACTGCAGTTCAAATGGTTGAAAACAATTCGAGTACAGGTGGTTCAGATCACACATTTGGTCAATTCGGCGATGGTGTTGTGATGCAAAGCATGTGGTGGGACTACTATATAGGAGGTCTTTCATCTTATGAAATAAGTGCGACAGCCGACGTATTAACCGCTGTAACCGTGCTTATTACACCCTATTGGTCAGAAGCGGTGAGTGGATCAGCCACAGTGACCAACATCAGTGGAACTCTAGAATTAGGGCTAAAAGCCACCGACTTGATGGGGCAACGTGCTGTTGCAGAGGCTACTCTCGTCATCAATGGCGGAGCACCTATACCGGTACCTGATTTAGTATTTGCTAGTAATAATGACACAGCGCATACGGTAACACTCCCATTCTCTGTTGATACTAGTGTAACAGGAAGTGTGTACAGCCTTACTTTTCAGCTTAATTCAAATGTAGGAGGTCTGGGCAGTGATGTATTGGCGGTTGAAAGGGTCTATTTGTATAATGTTCAACTGGGTATAAACGGAGGATCTTCAGGTGGTGTTCCTGAACCTGATCCACTTCCTGCACCTTATATTGTAACTGAAGTAGGTGCAACTATAGAGGGCGATGCTGTCAATAGCACTTGTTTAGGGATGTTAACAATGGGAAATGGGATAAGAAGAATCACATCGGCGTTATCATTGCGGAAAGATCACCCACATAACGCGGATACAAAGCCTGGGACAATGATGGATGCCTCTATGGTTATTTTAGGAGGTAAGCGATAATGACAATCTTAAAGAATTACCTAAAGATCGACAGCCACGGATATGTTTCAGCGTATGTCAGAACAAGCCAGAAACCTCCAGGTTATGTAGAAACAATTTTGCCAGTCCCTAATGATATCACTAGAAACATCTATTTCTACGTATTTGTCGAAAACCCTGAAAGTTTAACCCTGTCAAGTGTCACTAAAAGGCCTCCCGCGAGTACTTCTGTATGGGACCCTATACTTGGTACTTGGGTAGACGGCAGTACTCTACAGGATAGAAAAGATACGAAATGGGCGGAATTCGAGATATTGATGGAAGCAGACGCTACAGCAGGTGTCACATACAACCTAAAAGAATACGCAGCAGATTATACCACACAAACAAGACTTAGTATGGCCGTGCAGTATGCGGCTACGGACCCTTTATATACTATTGATTGGGAGTCTATTAATGGTACCGTAGATGCTCTTAATGAAAATGATCTTTCTGCTATCCAAAGCCTAATTGTGTTGCAAGATGAGGCCGCTAGAGCAAAGGGTCGAGTTAAAAAGGCTGAAATCAATGCAGCGATCGATGACACGGAACTAGACGCTATAGTGTGGAATCCATGAAGACCTTAGCCAGTATAAATAAGAACAATTCTCAGATGACTGATCCGATTGCTGAAATGATGCTGCTAGGCAATTTGACAATGCAAAAGATAGAGGCCATTCAAGAGCATTTAAAAATTGACTACGGTAATAATACAATCATAACAAGCAATTACGCTGAAGGTGTGTACGTAAGAGAGTGTATCATACCAGCGCATTCGTTTATTATTGGTGAGATACACCGTACTGAACATGTTGCTCTCATGGTATACGGACACATGCTGGTATGGGATCCTGAAAACGGAACTATAGAGCTTGAGGGTTACCACAAGACGATCAGTAAACCTGGAATTAAGCGTGTAGCTTATACTTTCAAAGAAACGTTATTTATCACTTGCCATGCAGCCAAAAGCTATCCTACCGACGAGAAGGAAATAAGGAAAATCTATACTTTTCCTAACTATACTTCGTTCTTACAAGCCCAAGACACTAGCTTGAAACTTCAGAAAGATTAGCAAACGGAAGCAGGGGGAGCGCCAGCAACGGCTCCTCCTGCAACCGCTGTGACGTTTTTTCGCGGGTTTTGGGGGACAGTCATGGGCAATTTTGCGGCGTCATAGCGGGCCGCTAGGACTCACTTTCAGACAGGGCCTAAAAGTAATTACAGGACGTACAGGAGTGTTTAAGTGGAAACGCCTATTTTAATCAGTTGTGTGAAAAATGATCTAAAGAGATTACCCTTCTTTTTAGAATATTATCGAAAGCTCGGTATAAAAGAATTTGTAATGATCGATAATAACTCTGTAGATGGTTCCTATGAATACCTAGAGACGCAAGCTGATGTTGTTTTATACTTGGAAAAAAGGGATTACAGGGAATGTAACCACGGGGTACGCTGGATAAATGAAACGTTAAATAGACATGCAAAAAACAGATGGGCACTAACTGTAGATACCGATGAGTTCTTTGCATATCCATCATGTGAAAAACATGACATATCGCATTTGATATCTTTTTTGGAATCGCGTAATTATGAAGCCTTTGCAGCGCCTATGTTGGATATGTACGCTAACGCACCCCTCGGAGATATTGCACATGAACCGGGCGATGATTTGATTTTGCGCTTCCCTTATTTTGATTCAGGCCCCTATCAACACTTGATATGCCCGGGTGTAGGTAAGGTCATAAACAGGGGCGGCGTTCGCTTTAGATTGTTTGAAAGGGGTTTTAAGTACAGAGGAAACGCACCGCCAGTACTTAAAAAGATACCATTGGTTAAATGGGATGGTTTGCGACAATATAAACACTCTACACATGTTTTTGAGAACGCTAAATTATCCCCGATGACTGGTGTTCTTTTGCATTTTAACTTACTGGGTGACATTAGAGCCCTGCAGTGTGATAAAGAGTACCCAAGGCATTTACTGCGCTTTAACCCTTATTTTGAAAATACAGTTGAATATACCGGTTCTAAACTTCTAGTCGAGCTGGGTCTAATCTATGATGCAATTTAGAATTAAAAAGCCGTAATGGTCCGCACTAGCTTGATTTCCGATAAGCAGTATCCACGGAAGCCTTATAACAAAAAACCGGGGAGTAGTTAAATTAACCCACTGCTGTCCCCTATGTTATAACGAAAAATATCCCTCAAAGCATTTCTGAAACTAACTCTACAGGGAAGGAGTAGTAGGTATGTTTAGTAAAAGGAATAGTCTATAGATTATAAGACTTTATATGGATTATCCCTACAAGGAGGGAGTAGTAGGTATGTTTAATAAAAAGAATAATCTATAGACCATATTGCTTGCGCAAATAAGGGTATCTTATATGATAACATTAGGAGAGCCGTATGCAATTGCAATTAAAAATCGGTGAAACAGAAATTGCAGTGGATGGTCGTCATTTAACAATCTCCGCTAGAGATTGGTTCCGTAGCGGTAACTGCGGAAACATCGCAGCTTTCGAATCGGCGATATATGACGAAAGTATTGCCAGAATATGGACCGGCGGCGTAGTGTTGAAAGATGGTACTACTCTCTATGCTTTGTGGGAGGTATGCGATGAAAGGTAATAAGATCGGAAATACAGGCATGTTAGTGATAGGGCTTCTGAGCTTTTATGCTGCAGCATTTTTAGGAATATTTGCGGCGTTTGCATACGAAGGTATCTCTCAGCTAAAGCAACCCGTATCACCCTTTGAAGTTGAATATAAAGGGTATGCTTGCAAAAAAGTAGAAGGGAGAGATGTGAACGGTGTCAATCATTTGATCCTTCTGTGTAACGGGCAGAACTTTATCTTACCAGGGCAGTACGGCACAACACCTACGAGGAATACCAATGTACCGCTACTCTCTTATTCTACTACCAACAGCCCTTGCGCTAGTCTGTGAAAGATTGGCAGACAACCTGCTTAAAATTCTAAAAGAGCAGGGTTTCAACCCTATGTACCAATTTAGTGTTGGCTTCAGGGGGGTCTCTCTGGA